GGAATCTTTGTACCATACCTATCGTGTATTTCTTGGCACATTTCATCAGTATTACTTGAATAAATGACTATCTCATCAACAAAATAAACCTTATCTTTTTCTATTTGTGCAACACAAGCTGACATTGGATCAACATTGAAGTCCATTCCGATATGTAAAGGTTTTGTCCAATCTATCTTTTTATTATTAACATTCTCTACTGGGTGGAAATTATAATAAACAGTTCCAGCATAGTTCTCAAATGTACCCTCAAACTCTTGTCTAAAAGTTCTTTGGTCTAAATCGGTTCTAGCTTGTTCTAACTCTGACTTATCAACCATACCCCCTTGTAAAGTCGTAAATTGAAAACTCTCCCATTCCTTGTCTTGTTTTCCTTTAAGGTAAAGCTCATAACTCCAATTTCCATACCCTCTAGGAGTACCACAAAACAAAACATCTCCTAAAGTGTCTGCAATAGAAGCTCTTAATACTTCATACCAAGTTCTTTTATCTATATCGGCAAATTCGTCTAATATTAAAAAGTTAATTCCTGTACCTCGTAAGGCATCAGGTTGGTCTGCTGATTTTAAGCTTATAGTGCTATTGGATTTTTTAATTCTTACAGTTAGATTGGTTTCGTTAATATCTTCAATCCAGTTAAAGGAGTGAAGCATGGTTTTAAGATTAGACCAGCATATTTCCCTAGACATTTTAAAGGTGGGAGAAACATACCAAATATTCTGAACTGGCTTGGCAGCATATTTCATCATCTCGGTTATAGCAAGATGTGTCTTTCCAAATCTTCTTCCTGATATTAAAACTCTAAACCTTTTCTTCGACTGACTTACCTGATGTTGGGCTTTTGTTAGAGTGATTTTCATTACACCAATACTTTACAATAAATTTATACTTATCCCAAGAGATAGGATCATCTTGAACTAACTCAATAACTTTATTAGCACCTTTTTCAACACATTTAGACCAAGCATCAACAGGTTCTCTATCGGTCATGACAGGGTAACATTGTTGAGCTATTAAGCTACATACTTGAAACATAAGGATAAACTTCATTAATCTTTATCCTCATTACGTATTTTTCCCCATGTAATTTTCCAATTAAGCTTTGTGCTATCTTCTAATTTCTCATCTGATGTAAAAGGTTTAGTAGAGATTCCAATAGATTGTTTTGTATTTTCACAGCCAGTTATAGCCATAAATAAACATACCCATAAAAAAGTTATGAGGTATCTAATCCATCGTTCTGTTCTCTCCATTTTTTCTCTTTGCTTCTTTCTTCTGCGAAGAAATTGTAATGTTCTGAATTTCATCTTCTCTTACCATACCACCTACGTTTTTTAAGAAACCAAACATACGATTTATTCGTTGTTCTCCTTTTTCTTCTTTTTATTCTTTCTTTTGTCAAGTTTTTTCAAGTTTCGTTTAACAAAATTTGTATTCTTCTTTATTTGTTTAGATAAAACTTCTTGTCCTTGTTGCAGCTTAAATACTTGTTCTTTCATATTCCAAGTTTCTTTTAAGTTCCAACCTACTAAAGCAATTAAAGCTGCTAAAGCTAAACCAACTATCTTATCTTTTAAGTCCATCTTAATTACAATTCATGTTATCTAAATCAATGGGCTTATCCTTACCATAAAACCATATCCAGCTACTTATCTTTGTACCATCTTGCGTATAAGTACATTTCTTACCTACTGAACAGGCACTTAAAGCAAAGAATAAAGCCAGAATTAAAAATAATTTATTCATAAGTTTTATCCTCTTCTCTGTTACTACATTCACAATAATTACATTCACAAACCTTTTGAGAGTCTGCATGATGCTCCATAATGCAATGACATTCGTGTCCACATTTTTTACAATTATCCATACTGTCCTTTATACATAAATTTGAAATAATATTCTAACTTTTTATGACTTCCACCAAATAAATCCCATACCTATAATACCAGCTAACCATATCATCCATATATCTTGTGCTATAAAAATAAAGTTTAAAACATCTATAACATCAGTCCAAAACATTTTAATTATCCATACATTCCACAACAGCTAAACTTATCCATAAAAAAATAATGATAAATAATAAATCCTATGGCTATGCCTAGACTTAAACCAATTAATAAAGAAAAAAAGAAAATAAAATATTTTTTAATCACTCAAAACGATCTTTTTAATAGATTTTGATCCATCGTTATTAATCTCTATTTCAGCTTTTGTTTTTACACATTTATAACTAACTGTTTCGCTGTACTGACGTTCTGCTTCACGTTTTCCACGTAAGCACATTCCCATTGAGTCCTGAATACGATGCTCCTTAATTTCAAAATTTACAAACATTAATAATGCGACTACTGTTTCCATTTAGTTTGTATTCCCATTTTTATAGTGCATTTCTCTATTTTGGTCTTTTAGTTTTTCTATATCTTCTAAAACTTTATCCATTTGTTTTCTTAAAAACTCGATGTTGACTTTGTTTAAAGCCATATTTTCAATATGCTTGTTTAACTTATCGGTAGTTTTATACAAATCCTCAATCATCATAAATTGTTCGGAGTCTGCTGGAAGTGAACCTAACTGACCTCTTGGCCACTTAATTCTAAACTCTGTATTCTCGGTTAAATCTTTTTCCATTAATTCTAATGTAGTTGAAATTTTATTTTGAGTTTCAATGATACCGAAGTAAGCCCAAGTACCAATAGCTACCATTGTAATCAATGATAAAACTGTTTTCATTGGCATTTGAACTGCTGCTTCTTCTGATATTTTTAAAGGTTTAGGCATTAGTTATAATTATAACTCCCTGATGGAGTATCTCCTTGTTCTAAAATTTTAAATAATTTTTTATGTTGTTCCATAATATCCTCGTCTGAATCCATCATTTTATCAACCTGTTCTTCTAATTTTAAAACCTGTTCTCTTAACACTTGCACTTTATCTTCGTGTACTGCTTGGATTGTAGAGAGTTCAAATGTACGAGATAATGACCAACCGCCTAAAGCTATTAATAGTCCAACTAATAATGTAATAATTTTATCTGTCATTTTTTCTTTCTACCAAAATAATGTTCTGATGGTTCATAATCCCATCTCATTCCATGATGCCCTCTAATATCAGCATACCACATTCTTAATCGAGCCAGAAATTTTAAAACAGGTCTTGGCATTAAAATATAACCTCTATAACTAGATATAATGTTATGAAAATAAACATAGACATCATTTGAACATCGTGAGGGTGGTTAATCATTTGCTTTTTTTCCACTCTCGATACCCCTTAATCCATTCGTGATGATCTCTCTTACTCCATCGTTGAGTCCAAGCCCAACAGCTTATCTTACTTCCATAAATTTCCAAAAGGTTTAAAAACCAATCTTTTATTTTGTTCATTACTTAATTCCATGTACCAGTCTTACGACCTGAACTACCTTTTTTACAGATGTATATTGTTCAACAGAATCTAGGTTTAAATTAGACTCCACACTACTCATCATTAATATTGCTATAATTATTTGCATAATATTTATTCTATATCACAATAAAATCCATAAACCAATTTCCCTTTTTCTGTGTACCAACCCTGATTAATAGTATCTGTTTGTTCGTAATAAGTGGCTATTGTTTCTATGTAAGCTTGGCCCTGTTCAAAGCAAGTCAAGGCATTGTTAAAAGGTAATATAATAGGTTCTGCTGCTAGGATAAGAATAACTAGGAATTTCATCGCTGGAAATATCGAAGTCGCCATCTATGGCAAACGTGGTTATCTCTAACTCCAAATGCTTTAAAAATTCCACAAAAACCTCTACGATTAGAATACATGGCACAATTTCCACAAGCTTGTTTAGTAGTAGATTTAACAAAGGTATTAGGCAACCTGTAATCTATCATTTCTCCATTGGGATAAAATGCCTGTCGCTTAATCATGTACCAGTTCTCCTCTGATATTTCTTCATTCTTTTTTCGTGTTTATTTCTTCTTTTTTTGTGGCGACCTTTTCTTTTTCTCTTATGTCTTTTTTTATAAGTATTAGCTCCCCACTTTGGAGCTTTACCCATTA